TCCACCATCTATTTTTATTCGGCTACCTGCATATCGTGCAAACATAACCCAATCTTTCTCCTTGCACCATGGACCCTCGGGATATCTCTCTTTATCCTTATAACATTGAGAACCCATAGCCATTACTAAACCAACTTGTGAAGCAACCTGTTGTCTCTCTAGGGTTGTTTCAGCTAAATGTAATCCACCTTTAGTTGTTTCTTTCATTTTGAAAGGCAAAACTAAAAGTCTCCAACCAGTTGGTTTTGGTAATTTTGGTTTTTCTTTTTTAGATTTAGCACCTATAATTCTAGGGGTGCCTACTTCAATTTTGTTTTTTGGTGTCAATATTGACAACGGTTCCTTCATTTTGCTCCTTATCTTCTAGCAGGTTAGAGAGTTCCTGTAGTGTCGCCTCTATGGCTGTTATTTGTCCTACTATATATCTATATTTTTCCATGTTGTCAATGCTGCCTGACGTTATGGTTACAGATAAAGCATCTGCTCTTGCTTTTAAAAACTTAATTAGTTTTGTTATGACGGCTTCTAATTGCATTTTTACCTTTCTTAAAAATTGCAGCGACTTTACTTTTACCCATAACTTTGGCACGCTGTTCTCCAACAGTTAAAATTTGTATTTTTCTTGCAAAAGGTTTATTAACTTTTTTAACTTTTGCAACAGTTGCTCTAGCGTCAGATGGAGTTGCAAACTTTATACTTACAGTATCTCTTGGATTTTCATCAGTATAAAGTCTTCTACCCGAACCTTTAGGCTTTTTTCCCGTTCCTACTTTTGGATCTGCCATGTAGAACTCCTTTCAAAGTTTTTGCTTGTGTAGCATGTGTTTTTGATGCTTTTTGCAAACCTTTCATAACTTTTTTAATTTTATTTTTTTGTTTTTTCATTATATTTTTCCTTCCAATAGTTTTTTCTTTCAAGAAATCTAATTCTTTTTTCTAAATTATCTATACCAAATATTTTTTTAAAAAAATTAATTAACATTTCCATCTTCTTCGTGCCTGACGGATACGAGAATTTGGATCATTACGTGTTTTTGCTGAAGATCGTTTAAGTTGTCCTAGTGATCTAGCGCAGAAAGACTTTCTACGTTTGGCAGCTTTTGATCCAGGCTTCACTTTTCCTGTCACGGCTGTTTTCAATTTTGAACCTGGATTAAGTCTTCTATAAGCTTTAACTCCAGCTTCAGTCATTCCAGCCCCTTTGCTTGTGGGTCTAAAATTTTTTTTATTTCTTGGAGGCATAGTGCCTTTTGAAAATTTTGATCTAGTTGTGTAATCTGTTCTCATTATATTTTAGGCATCCTATAACTTGGGTTTGAATAAAATTTTTTGTAAGATTTATTTCCTACTTTAACACCACCTAAATCTCCTGAAATAAAACTTCCAGTATAATTTCTTTGTGCTTGTCTCATCATAGAATTCATAGGCGGATTAGGTCTATCACTTGTTGGTGACATAGATCCACCCATTCTAGCTTGTTTTCTTTTTACAAAAGTTTTTACATTTGTTGGTTTACCACCAACACCTTGAGCAACTGCTCTTTTTCTAGAAACTGCTGATCGTCTTTGTCCCTCTGTCATACGTCTTGCTTTAGCAAGTGGGACACATTTTGGATACTTACGTTTTGCATCTGCTTTCTGTTTTGATCTTCCACATTTAGAAAAAGATCCATCTTTCTTTTTACTTCCTATGTCTACCCATTTTTGAGCAAACCATTTTTTAAGTCCGTTCTTTGCCATGACATTACGAATTTTTTCCGATAGCGTCTCTGTTCATTCCTCTAAGGCAGACACCACCACCTTTTCTCAAACCTTGTCTTTTTAATCTTGCAGTGGCTTCCATTAATCCACCACCTGCTTTTTTCACTTTAGCTCTATCTCGTCTCATGCCTTTAAGTGTATTTTTAAGTTTATCAACTTTTTCTCTTACTTTAGCCATGCCTGGTCTCATCATACCACCCATAGCAGCTGGTTTACGGCCTTTAAAATCTTTTCTCTTTACTCCAGACGGATCTTTAATTTTACCAGCACAAATTTTAGAAGCATATGCATTAGCATATGCGCTGGGGTATACTCGAAATTTTCTTTTCGCTGCAGCTTTTCCTCTAGGACAAAGTTTAGTCATTATTTTTTCTTAGCCATTTTCTTTTTCATAAAAGCTTTAAGACCAGGATTTAATTTTGCTATTCCACCTTTTTTCATAGCAGCTTTTCCAAGATCTTTTGCACCCTTACCATCAGCAGCAAAGAACGGAACTTTTTTTCCACCCTTCATTACCATTTTAAGTTTGCCACCTGCTTTCATCATAGGTCGCTTCATCATTCCACCACCCATTTTACCAGCTCTACCTCCGGCTTTATAGCCTTTAGGTGAAACTTGTTTATTGTACAATCTGTTTGCCATTATTTTTTTCCTCCGTTTCTAAATATTTGTGTTCCCTTTATACCATAAATACTCGCCACGACAAGTATCCAAAGATTTGTGAACCATGACGGAAGCTGCGAGAACATCTCGAAAAATAATTTTACTTTGTCCATGGCAGTTGGGTCATCTGATATAACTGCATATGCAAGCACCAACACAGGCAAACTAAGAATTATCAAAACTGCCTCGTCCTTCCAATCTGACTGTCGGGCTTCTAGCAGTTTGCCCTGATATTGTTCCTCACCACGTGCCATACGCTCTGCATGCATTAGTTGTGCATCAGACATTGCCATCTTCGTCTTCTGCTTGTTAGCATAAATCTTACTTCCTGCAGAGACGGCTAATTTAATTGCCGATAACCACATAATTAGTAAGCTTTAGAGTTTCTTTTTTTCTCTGGCAACATTCTTTTCTGACCACCAACTGGCATTTCAGGTTTTCCTGTTGCAATATAGTTAAAAGATTGGTCAGCAGTAGTTTTAGATCTTGGATCTACTTCAATACTCTGCTCTGCAACTTTAACTTCTTTTATTTTATCAAGTCTTTGCATTTTTGCTCCTTTTTTTACCTTTTTCTACTCCTTTTATAACACCTTTGTTACGGGATGCATAGAAAACTGTTTCTCCCTTCTTCTTACCATATTGTTTTTTCATAGATTTCATAATTTTTTTACCTTTTTCTGTCAATGGCATAATTAATCCTCTATTTTTACCTTAGCTTGTTGAACGCCAGTCTTAGCAAGACTTACTCCTGCCCTTAATTTAGCTAAATCTTCGTTTTGTTCTAATTTTTCATCAAAATTATCACCTTGTTGCATCAATCTTGCTCTTGCTATGTCTTGTTGAGCTACATCATTGTCTCTTTTTCGTTCATTTTCCATAGCACGTAGGTCAACTTCTCTTGCTTTTAGTTTTAATAACGGATCAGAATCAAATTGTGATGTAATTCTTTTCTCTTCTTTCATAAATTCTTCAGTAAACTCAGCTATCAATATAGATTTTCTTGCCTCTACTTGGTTTGTAAGCGCTTGAAGTTGAGCTTGTATCTGAGGATTTAGTGCTGCTTGTTGTTGCATCATTATCATTTGTTGTAATTGTTCTCTAAATTCTAATTGTACCTGTTCTTGAGCCATCAAACTTATGTGTTCTAAAATATTTTTTTGTATTGCTGCCATAACTGCAGGATTATTTCTAACTAAATTAGTAGACATAAAATTTAAGTGTGCAGTTATATGAGCTCTATGATCTTGACCTGGAAAAGCTTGAAAAGGTTTACCGGCTAATGCATTAATATGCTCCATACTTGGATCCATCGGAGCAGTTGGAGCAGGTGGTGGTAAAACTGCGTCTACATTTTTTACACCAATTGCTTCATACATGTTTCTATATACTTGATACAAGTTATGTATTTGTGGATTTGATGTTGCAAGTTGTAATTGCGTTTGTGCTAATGTAACTCTTTGAGACATTGAAAATATATTTGGGTCTGCAACTGGTATAACATCTATTCTATCATCAAAATCAGATTGTTTAATATTCCTTGCTCCACCGACCACGTCGTATGGATACTCTGGTGGTAAATATTGTGAAACTACTTTTGCTAATAATTTAAATTCATCTTTCATGGCTGCATAACATCTTTTATGAATAGCACTCATGACCCTTGATCCACGTTCCAATAACGCTATTGTTGTGCCAACAGCTGCTGCTTGATTACCGTCGCCTACTTGCATATCAGCAATAGCTGCGAACCTTTGACCAGCAGATACAACTACACCTAATAGATTTAACAATGTTTGAGATGGTTCTTTGTAAGGTAACGGAAAAAATGCATCTCTTAAATTACCACCTGGTGCATCAACATCTTTAAACTCACCAGGTTGTATTGGTGACGCTTCATCTCTAACTCTAACACCTCGTTGTTTAAATCCTGCAGGTAAGTTTGATAATGTACCTGCATCTAATAGTTGACGGAGAGCAGACGTTGCTGTTCTGCTCAATCCGCCAATCATATGAATTAATCCAAAGCCATAAAATCCAAGTCCTGGCAGAAATTTAAAATGTACAAAATATTGAATTTTATTTTTCTTTAGATCGTTAGGTGCATAGTTTCGCCTTATAGCGAGAACTGCTCGGCTACCTTCTTCGACTGTTACTATGTAAGGTAATTTTATTCCTGTTGGTTGACCGCCTTCTCCAACTTCTTCAAAACCCTCTAGGTCTAAGTTTACATGACACTCTAACAAGGTGTACATGGTTTCTTGTTTACCAACTTTTTTAGTTCCGTCTAATTCTCTTTCTTTTTTTTCAACTGAATTTTGTTCAACGTTACCAGGCTGTGTTAATTCTATATCGGAGTAAAAACCATTTACTTGTTGTTTTCTTAATTCATTTTCTGAAATTTTTATAACATGTATTACGGCTTCTGCATCTTCAATACTAGTTGCAGTATAAGGAACTACTAATTCATCAGCAGGTACAAATTTAGATACAACTCTTCCCATTGGCACATCATAGTAAACTTTTTTAAATGTAGATCCTGCTAGTGGTAAATGAAACAACATAGAATCAAATTCCTCTTCATATTCTTTCATTTGATCCATGATTAAATAATTCATATAATCTTTAACACGTTGTGATTGTTGTTCTGTCTGTGGAGTTTTAACACCTATAATTTGTGTTCTAACAGGTCCGTCACTTGGTAATAATTCTTTATAAGCTTGTGCTTGAAACTGTGTGACAGCTTCCGCTAACACAGGATGTGTTGCACCAGATGCACCTTGAAATGGTTCTGTTCTGTTTTCGTATTTAAATCCTAATAAATCTAGTCCTTGTATATAAGATTGTTCCCAATCTTTTCTTGAAGATTTATAATCCATAAAATTTTGAACCATATCACCACCAATTGGCTCTAAAACATCATCTGGTAATAAATCTGCTAAATTATCAAAATGTGATTCTGTTCCAGGTATATTTATTGAACCAGGTTCAAAATCTAATGTTACACCTCCATCCTCTTCAGGTATAACCTCAATAGGTTTTTTCTCAGCTTGAACTTCAGCTTCTTGTGATGCAACTTCCGCTAATTCTTCCTCTGATGGAATATCAAGTTTTGTTTTTGTATTTGGAAGCGACTTGTCTATTTCTGCCATTTAATTTCTCCAGTCTGACTGTTTTAACTTGTTTTAACGGAACATTCAACCCTTGAGGATTAGGTCCTCGTAATGGGGGTATGGTTGTTGTGAGTTTCTTAACCATTACTCACCTAGCATTCTAGCTAGTCCACCCTTGTTAAATTCTTTTGAAAAACTAAAACCAATACCTTTTTTATCTCCCTTTTGACCAACACCTAAGTTTAATTCTCCACCAAGTATTTTCATAATCCCACTTAATTCTGCTTGATCTACACTAGGTCCTAAATTTAAAGTTATATTTTTAGAAAGAGGTATTGAAGCTGCTTGCACATTAACAACTCTTTTAATTATTTCTTTTAAAGCCTCATTAGGATTGTTAGTTTCAAAAGAGCCTAAACCCTCTCTTAAACCAATACGACCACCTTTAGCTAAACCTAACTCTCTCATCTCATTTAAAATTCTTATAATATTAGAACGCTCTGACATAGCGGCATCATAATCATCACGAAATCTTCTATTGAATTCTTTTCTTCTCTCGGATGTAAAATTTTTTGTATATTCGTCAGATAGATCAGACATTAATAATAAATCCTTTTTGGTCTTGGTTCTTTTTGATCCACATAATCTTCAGGGTGGTCGATCAATCCACCTTGCCTAAATCTCATAATTGCTTGAGTTGTACTATCAACCAAATCATCATGATCGCCATATGGAAATGCTGCACACTCCTCTATGACCTCCTCAGCAAATTTTTGCTCAGGAGCCCATATCATACCACTTTCAAATAAAGGTGCAACTGCATTTACACGGGCATGTTTATCATTGCCTTTGCTTGGTG